TATTGGTCTTAATGCTTCTGCCAATAATCCTGTTTATACTAAGGTTATGGGAGAAATTATTAATACTACCGTTAAGATTGATAAAGTAATGGAAAATGCTTTTGGTGGAACAATTGTTGATTCTTCTGTTCGTCAAGAAAGAGAATGGGTTATTACATGGGCACAACCTCAGCCTTATATTTTTGATATTGCAGAAACAATCACAAAAGATGAATTAAATAAGGCTCTTACTGATAGAAATATTCATCTGGAAGAAGTTAAGGCTAATGCAAAAGCATATTACGCACAGAGAAATGCTGGTGCGGCAGCCCCTACTCCCCAGGCAATGCCTACCCCTAATACAATGGGTAATATCCCTCAAGGAACTTTTAATTTTGGCGGTATGCCTAACTGGTAATAAAAATGATAACATAGGGAAGATACCTTCCCTATGTTATTTGTGTTTACTGTGAGTATGAAATAAGAAAATAGTAAAGGAGAAAACATGATTGATTTAACAAAACTTCAACCACATAAAGTCAGTAGAGATTTAAGTGGTTATATTACTTATATATACGGCCCTGGTAAAATTGGTAAAACGACATTTGGAAGTCAGATGCCAGGTGCTCTTATTTTAGCTTTTTAGAAAGGTTATAATGCCTTACCAAATGTATATGCACAGGACGTTACAACCTGGGCAGATATGAAAATAATTCTACGAGATTTAAAAAAGCCAGAAGTAAAAGATTTATTCCATTCTATTATTGTAGATACAATTGACATAGCAGCTGCCGCATGTTAGAAATATATTATTTCACAAGCAGGAGTTGATACACTTAATCAAATTCCTTATGGTCAAGGATGGTCAAGAGTAAAACGATAGTTAGAAGATACCTTCAGAGAAGTAACTCAAATGGGATATGCTGTACTTTTTATCTCTCACGATAAAGATAAAACTTTTAAAAGACAAGACGGAACAGAATATAATCAAATTGTTCCTACCCTTGGTAATAGTTATAATTTAATTATTAAGGATATGGTTGATATTTATGGCTATGCACATCTTACAATTAGAGATGGCGAACCTAAAAGAGTTCTAACTTTACGTTCTCTTGATGGCACGATTGATTGTGGATCTCGTTTTAAATATATGTAGTCAGAAGTTAATTTTTCTTATGATTCTCTTGTTGATGGTTTAAATAAAGCAATAGATGAAGAAGCTAAATATACTGGAAAAGAATTTGTTACTAATGAGAGAAATGTTAGTATTTATTCTACAGAAGTTAACTTTGATGATCTTTACGCACAATGTCGAGACCTTTTATCCTCTCTATCAAAAGAAGAAGAAGTACATTACGCACCTTATATTACTGAAATTACCGATAAATATTTAGGTAAAGGTAAAAAGATTGCTAATATTACAAGAGACCAAACAGAACAGTTATCTTTAATTGTTTTTGATTTAAAAGAATTATTTAAAGATAGACAATAATTAATAACAAGGTAGCGATATAAATCACTACCTTGTTTTTTTATAAAAAAAATGATATAATAAAAATAAAAATGAGGAAATAAAATGGCTGTACATATGGTGAAATGTCTTTATTGCGGAAAATCTTTTGACCGAGATAAAGAACCTTTTGTTAAAGTAGGAGCACGAAGATATGCTCATAAAGAGTGTGCAGAGTCTCAAGACGATAGTGTTAAACAAGAGGAAATTGATAAAGAGAATTTTTTTAAATGTGTAAAAAGTATATACGGACCAGGTTATAATTATGTAATGATTAATAAACAAGCCTTAAATTTTATAAAACAATATGGCTATACCTGGAGCGGTATGACAGGATGTTTACATTGGTTTTATAATATTAATCATGGCAATTTAGAAGAAGGTCATGGCGGAATTGGTATTATTCCTTATATATATGAAGATGTAAGGAAATATTATCAACAGTTATATACAACACAGTATCAAAATAGTAACAAACAAATGCGGCAGCAGGTTATTGAATTCAATATTGTACCCCCAAAGCCTCAAAGACCTGCTCCCCGCCTCTTAGATTTAGGAGATGAATAATATGGTAAACTTATATTTTTCTGACAGATTTGAAAATGATACTCTTATTGCTACTTGCCAAGAAGGATTTGTTATGAAACATATCCAAGATTTTATCAATAAGTGTAATGAAAATAACTCACATAAGTTTGTTATGTATTATCATAGAACATGGAAAGATGAAAACGACAACAAAAAGACTTGGATTGATGTAGGCTCACATAGTGAATTTTTCTATACAGTTGAGGTAACAAATGAGTAAAGTTAGATATACTGATACCTCTGCAATAATTCAAATTATAGGTAGTGTGTATCAAAATCCTTAGATATTAGAAGATGAACAGTATACTTTTACTCTTGACGACTTTATAGAAGAATTTCATAAAGTTATCTTTGGTAGTATATATAATTTACATCAATTAGGTGTTAGAAAAATATCTTCTGCTAACATCGAAGATTATCTTGAATCAAGACCAAAAAAATTAGCTGTATATAAAGCCAATCGAGGGTCAGAATATCTTGAAAAGATAAGTGAAAACTCACAGGTTGCCGCATTTAATTATTATTACCACCGCCTAAAAAAGATGACACTACTTAGATTATATAACGAAGAAATAGGTATGGACTTATCTTGGTTATATGATTTAAATAATATTTTTGACCAAAAGAAAAAACAAGCACAGGAAGATTGGTTAGATAATCACACCGAACAAGAAATCATTGATTTAATTGACGAGAAAATTGATAATATTAAAATATCTTATTCTGGCGGAGCGGCAGACGGTATAATTCAAGCCGGTAAAGGTGGCCGCCAGTTATTTGAACAATTAAAAAATAATCCTGATATTGGTTATCCTTTATATGGGAGACTTATCAATACCGTATTTCGTGGTGCTCGCCTTGGTAAATTTTATCTACGTTCAGCAGCAACTAATGTAGGTAAATCCAGAGCAATGGCCGCAGATGCTTGTTATATTGGTTGTGATGAAATTTATGATTTAGAAAAGAAGCAATGGGTAAGTACAGGTCCCGCACAACCTACTATGTATGTTATGACGGAACAAGAATTTGATGAAGTTCAAACTATGATGTGGGCTTTCCTATCTGGCGTAAATGAAGAGCACATTCTGACATATAAATATGTTGGAGACGAAGAAGAAAGGGTTCTTCATGCTATTGATTTAATTGAAAAGAGTCCTTTATACTTAAAAGAACTCCATGATTTCTCTTTAAAGGATATTGAGAATGTAGTTAAAACTTCTATTAGAAGCTATAACGTTAGTTATTTCTTTTTAGATTATATTCATAGTAGCATGAAAATTCTTCATGAAGTAGCATCTCGCGCATCCGTAAAAGGTTTAAGAGAAGATAATGTTCTTTTTATGATTAGCGTTAGACTTAAAGACCTTGCTGTTGAAAATAATATTTTCATTATGTCAAGTACACAATTAAATGGTGATTATACTAGCGTTACAATTTTTGACCAAAACCTTCTTCGTGGTGCAAAATCCATTGCTGATAAAATTGATGCAGGCAGTATCTTACTTAATTTAACGGAAGCAGATAAAGAAGTTATAAATAAACTTTGTTCTGAAAAGGGTATGGAAATTCCTAATCTTAAAATGTCTATATATAAAAATAGACGAGGTAAATATAATCATATTCTATTATGGTGTAAAGCGGATTTAGGTACATGTAGAATTAATCCTATTTTTGCTACATCATATGTTTATGAATTGATTGAAATGGAAGATTTTAAAGTTAATGTTATACCAGAGAAAGGTGCGTTTTAATGAAGAGAGAAGAAGTTGTAACACATATTGATATTCCTTTTCCTGAAAATTGTGGGGAATGCCCTCTCTTATATGAAGAAGGAGATTATCTTACCTGTTGTGCGACAAAAATATCTGGAGGTTATAAATTTAATCCTACTAAAGGAAAACTTCCTTATTGTCCATTATCAAAATGGAAAAGACTTATAGAGATTCCAGAAGATAAAAACAAGTATATTATTGATAATACCTTTATTAGAAGATGAAGAAAAAATTTCGTAAACCTAAACCTTCTCCTCCTCATTGGTATTGGTGGGACTCTGACAATTGTTGGAATTGCAAAAATAGAAACAATTGTAGCGGTAAAGGCTGTAAAAAATTAAAAGAAATAAAGGCAAAAGAAAATGAACGACGTAAAAGAAAAGAAAGATATAACGGATATTGAATATAGAATTTTAGAAAATCAAGAAATAATTTTGCTAGGATTATCTAAATTATTAACCCCTCATTGTAGAGGAAGTATAGTAGATAAAAATAGTGAAACTCAAACAAATAACTATTTAATAGACGCTTATCATTTAACTCGAAAAATTTTACATAAAAATTATATAAAAAGATGAATGATATAGAACGTAAAAAATATCTCGAAGATATAAAGAATAATTTGACGATTGACCAAATATATGAGTTCCTTACTGATATGGGCGGGGAACCACAAATTCATCACGATGTAATTATATCACGTACAATTTGTCATAATCCGCCTGGTCACGGTTCTTTTAAATTATATTATTATGATAATACAAAATTATTTAAATGTTTTACTCAATGCCCTGAAGATAGTTTTGATATATTTGAACTTGTTTTAAAAATAAAAGCAACAGCACAAGAACAAATAGTTTATTTGTCTAAAGAAGGTAGAAAAGTATCTCGCCCATGGGATTTACCTGATGCTGTTCATTATGTTGCAGTCTTTTTTAATATTGAGCCGCCAAATGAAATATTTTCAGAGAAACATTCAGAATTACCAGATTGGCAAATTTTCTCAAAATTAGAAGCAAAAAAACATAAAAAATCAAGTAATCAAATTGTCTCTCTCAATACTTTTCAATGCGATTTTTTAAAAAATTTTCCACAGCCTATTATACTCCCATGGATTAAAGAAGGTATATCACAAGAGGTAATTCAATATCATAATATACGTTA